CGCCAGTTTAGCAGATTCGATCACGAGACCCCCATTGGCTTTCAGGTCGACGGCGACGGCGGGTGCCCACCCAGCACCGGCGGACCCTGTGACGGCTATGCCGTCACCTCCCGTCACGTCATTCACGTAGTTCCCGGTCGTGTTGGTTCCTAACGCGATGGTGATCGCACCGGCGTTTAAGTTGGAAAGACCACCTCCGTCTCCGCTGATCAAAGCGGTCGCGGTGATCGCACCGTTGATCTGCGCACTGTCCATGGTGAGCGCTCCACCCACCACGGAACCCGTGAAAGAAGCGTTCGTACCCCCGACCGTCCCACCGCTGTAGCTCGCACCGGTCACAGCCCCCGTGAACGTTCCGTCGGCTGCCGAGATATTCCCAAAAGTTGTTGGAACTATATCGGCCGAGCCGTTGAAGGCCACACCGCCTATGGTACGAGACGTAGTTAGCGTCGCCGCAGATCCCGTCGTGTTTTGGGTCCCCACGGCGTTCACACCCGGAAGGGTAATAGCAGCACTCCCGTCGAAATCAACACCCCCGATCGCTCGGGGTGTGGTTAGGGTTGCCGCTGAGCCAGTTGTGTTTTGGGTACCCACGGCGTTCACACCCGGAAGGGTAATAGCAGCACTCCCGTCGAAATCAACGCCTCCGATAGCTCGGGGTGTGGTGAGCGTAGCGGTAGATCCGGTCGTGTTTTGGGTACCTGGAGCGTTCACACCCGGGAGATCGATGTCGGCCGAACCGTTGAAGGAGACACCGCCTATGGTCCGAGGCGTAGTTAGCGTCGCCGCAGATCCCGTCGTGTTTTGGGTCCCCACGGCGTTCACACCCGGGAGATCGATGTTGGCGGAACCATCGAAGGAGACACCGCCGATTGTCCGCGCGGTCGTCAACGTAGCCGCGGACCCCGACCACGCCCCACCCGTGAGCGTCGCCGTGCCATCTGAAAAACTCGTCCCGGAGACTGCCCCCGAGAAAGTTCCGGTGGTTCCAGAGACTGCCCCCGAGAAAGTTCCGGTGGTACCTGAGACCGCCCCCGTGAAGGTTCCTGTCCCCCCCGAAACGGTCCCCGTGGCGGTCACGCTCGTCACAGAAACGGAGTTCACGGATAAACTTCCGTTGACTGTCAAATCGTTTTGGACGGTACAATCACCGAGCACATCCAATGTGATGTTATTCGCGTCGGCGGTTATGGACGTATCAGTCGAACCCTGTTGGGTGTACCCGATACTCAGGCGTTTAGGGGTTTCGTCGCCGTGGTGGATGATCCCGACGTTCTGGTTCGGGTAATTAATGATGATCCCCGTGTCTAGACCCACTTGCGTGTTGTTGTGCGCTATGCCGATGATACGATCTTCGACCACCAAATCCGTGTTCTTAATCTCGGTGATGGTCCCGTTATGAAAGTTGATGTTACCTTGGACCTCGAGATCACCGTTGACGTGGACGTTCCCGCTCGTCACGAAGGAGGTGGTGGGATTCGTAAACTGGATGATCCGATTGGTCGTGTTTCCGTACGAAGTTACGGCTTGTAAAGGGGGTTCGATCGCGGATGACGCCGAGCTACCACTCTCAGTGATTTCCCCAGTTGTTTTGTTGTACATGAGCAGGACAATCTCGGGATCCGAGAAATCCTGCCGAAAACGGATGGGAGAAAGATAGACTGCCGATGGGTTCGTCGCCTGCAAGGGAGTATCACTCGCGTTAAACACTACGGTGTTCTCAGCCTGATTCTCCAAAGCGTGCTTACCAAACCGAATTTTGGTCGATCTTTCTACCGTCGGTAAGTTTTTGACCATAGTTACTATAGTCTGGTATTTTTAATTCGCGAAAAGGAGACCGGCAAGTCCATTAGCGATGCGTAATATATTATAGTTAACTGCATAAATAGGATGATTGATGGACATGCTCTCACTCACGATCTTCGCCGACTCGATTCGACTGAAGTTAAGCGTTCCGGTCGGTTGTAACGACGATGTGGACAGGCAAAAGCAGTACAGGAAGAAGTCGGGTGAGGTTACGAAATTGGTGTGGTAATAGTTTTGCACATCGACGAAATGTGGTTTTCCCCATCGCGGCGTGCAAAGATCGAGACCGTTGATGGTGATCTTCACCTTGTTCGTGGGACTCGTGAGTGCACCGTCGGTCGTCGTGTCCGAAGAGGCGATGTATTTTATTGGATGGTAAAAGGAAAGCTCTTGGGTGGTGTGATTCGACGGAATGTTCTTTTGAACCTGTGTGATTAACAGATCATGCTTTCGTGAGGCTATGGCGCCGCGTTCGCTGTTGTCGAGGTAATAATAATTGGCGTACATCTCGACGTTGTAGTTCGAAGCTTCGCTCGCCCAGTGAATTCGTACCTCGACGTTATGATAATTCAAGGCGACTAACGGAAGAGCGCACTGCGGGCCCTCACAAAAGAAGAAACGCAAAGGGTAAAAATACGAGCGCGCGGACACGCCGGGGTGCGTTCCGTTCGCACTCTTACTCACGTTCTGGGCGAACGTATCGATGGCGATCTTCTCCGTGAAAACGGCATCTTGGGTGTCAACCACTGACCCTCCTATCAAAAGTTCGATCTTATCGACGATGTTGTCCCATCGTTGGGTGTCGAGTGCTTGTGTGGTGTCGTCCAGAGTCAGGTAACAGTACCCCAGAAGATCACCGGAGCGTTCGAATTGAACGCTTGACATGCAGTTATTTTTCACAGCGCCGGAAATGTGTTGTTTTTCGATCGACTGGGAAAAGTTGGAATGCCTTTTGAATGTGCTCGAAAAAAAAGATATCTCGGGTTCCCCCATGATAAACTGGTCCTGAGCACCTATGGCGATGAGCTGGGTGATTCCGGCTGACATCGTTACTACTACTATATGAGAAAATTACAGGTTGCCTTTAAGACACGTGAACTTGACGATGAGATAGTTCGGGGTACCCGCCGCGTTAGGTAAGATTAAATGACCGTCTTGATTCATGATATTCACCGTGAACTTCCCAACCTTCCTCAATGGGTTTATGTATTGCGTGCTGACGTCGTATTCATCCTTAAAGTTGATGATGTGATTCGCAGTACCCACGGCGGTGACATCGGAAATCAAACTGGCGAAAACACCCCTGACTTTACCGATGGTTCCGGCGCCGTTGAGCACGGGGGTCGCCCTGTCGTTGAAGTTCGAATCGAGTTCGTCGATACTAATGTAAATATGCTGATTAGAGGTCTTTGTGTGAACGTGCGCGGCCAGTAGTCTCGCCTCGACGACGTTCTTGAGTGGAATTTCCAGGTAGCTGGTGAAAGTGTTCGCAGCCGCCTGACCATTAGAGTCGATGGTGATGGTGTGGTACTCGTAATTGAGATCGGGAACCATGTTACTATACGTTTAGATTAAAGATCCGCCGATACCCCCGCTGATGGAGTAGCCGGCGTGGTCGGCGACGAGACCCTGCGCACCGCAGAGACCACCCGGGGTCAGAGACTTGGTGTAAGGGCTTCCGTTGGGGGCACCGGGGACGCATTCCTCGCTGTGGTCGAGATCGAAGAGGGATCCCTGGCTGACGGCGTTGATGGTGATCGGCCTGGGCTGGTAGCCAGAAGACCTGCCCTGAAGAACGGTGAGCACGGAGATCAGACCCATTAACACGGCGATGTACATCACCGCATTCCTGCTGGTCTTATTAAGGTTTAACATTGTACTATAACCTCAGAAAAAATTAAGTGCGTTAAAGAAATGAGCATAAATTATTTTTAGAAAGTAGATGGATGACAATATAATCCTCGACAGAGGGCGTACCAGTGTTATGAAGTTAGACGCAGACGAGCAGGCTTTGATGGACGAGATTGAGATTTCCGTCCCCAGACCCAAACCCGTGCAGCGTCCGCAGAAGACTTCGTACGGAGCCCGACCTCCTGTGCAGCACCAGGAGGCGATGGATGCGTTCGTGAACCCACACAAGCAGTCAGCGCCCACGATGGGCCCGGCGGGAATTGAGGAGGAGGAGATCGACTACGGAGAGGATGATATTGATTTCGGAGACGATATGGACGGTCCTGGGATGGAGCAACCACAACAACCGTCTCAGGGCTACACGTCCATAGACGAGGAGAAATCGGATCTTCTCAACAAGCTTGCTAGGCTGGAGAAGAGGGGTTTCGCGGTGAATAAGCGGTTGAACGCCTATTCAAGCGTAGATGATCTCCGCTCAGAGGTGAAGCGGATCACCTACAGCATCGACGTCGAGCAGTCGATTCGGTTCTCGCGGCGTATGCTGGTGGCGTGTGTCACCGGTTTAGAGTTTCTCAACAAGAGATACAACCCGTTCGAAGTTCAACTCGAAGGCTGGTCCGAATCCGTGATGGAGAACGTCGACGACTACGATTCGGTCTTTGAAGAGTTGTATGTCAAATACCG